TGTTTCCGATGTTGAATACAGTCGACGACATTTTAATATTTAGCTATAATAAAATATGATCGCTTTACTAGTTTTACTAGCACTCGATATCTACATTCTCACCCAGACCGGTGCGAAGGCTCCCGTCTCTAACGGTGAGAAGAAGTGGACTGTTTACGGGACCATGGGTTGTGGCTGGACTCGTAAACAGTTGGAATACATGAAGAAGAAGGGAAAGTCTCACATCTTTGTCGATTGCGACAAGGGTGGATGTGATGGCATGGACGCCTTCCCCACTTTAGAGGGTCCTAATGGTGAGAAGATCGTTGGATACAATGAGGTTTAAACACCACGCACAACAGCCATCGAAAGAGCGAGCACGAACGCATCAAGCATGGTGTTGATGGGCTTGAGCACGGTGATGTGCTTCACGAGAGAGCGATTCCACACGATACGTAATAAAAAGGTGCTGATAAGGAGCATGAGAAGGAATGTGAGAAACTCGGTGACTATATCAGACTTTGTCTCAGCCTTGGTAATTTCCTGAATCATTTATTACTTGCGGATATTTTTTTTTCTGAATGAATTACAAATGAAAGAACTGCCTCTGAGTGGTTCTGAAAATAAGTTCACAAACAGGAGGTGGGGGTCTACAAAGGGTATAGGAAATAACAATTGTTATGCCTACGCTGTTGGTGATTATGAAGCCTATAGGTGGCAGAAATCTATTCCAGGTGACCGTTCAGGACTTTCTAATGGATACCACAACTACACTCATTGTACTGGTCTCCCAAAGCGCGTTATTTCAGATAACCCCACTCGCGTCTACAAAGCCAACGCCAATGAAAAATGTAAGAAGGGGTACTTTAAAGTCATGATGTTCGTGTGCCCTGGGCGACCAACAAACTATATTCGTCAAGGAGACTTTCATTTTTATAAACAACACGGCGTGGTTGAATACAAAATCAAATCCGGTGACACCATCGCATCTGTGGCAAAGTTTTTCAAGGTTCCCGAATCACGAATAAAAAGGGCTGGTGCTTTCAAAGTAGGTAAGAGAATCGTGTTCAAGGCTAACGTCTTCAGTCATAAGAGGGGGTGGGCTACTGGGCCACTTCTGACTGATGCGAAAGGTCAATCTATTACGGACCCCCGTAAAGCGTCGAGGAACTATCCGGGTTTGAATTATGAAAAATATTGCTCATCATTCTGTGTCAAAAACCGTGGGATCAAAGTCGGTAAGACTCACCCCAAGGTCAGAAAGAATGCTGTCTAAGTCCATCGTATCCTGAACATCAAAGGTAATATCGAAGAGATCCATCACATTAAAAATAGATTCCTCATTCAATGACACAGAATTTGCCATTGCTGTGTAATTGTTGTGAATCGTGACGATGATTTGAAATTGAGATGTATCGAACACCTTTCTACACGTGGGACACGTGTTCTTACCTTGATCTTTCCATCCCTGTAGACAGTGGGAATGAAACATATGTCCACATCTGATGGGAGGATTTGTCCTCGTACATCTGACTTCATTCAGACATATGGCACATGTCGACATTCTATAGGAAGGTTTTAAAGTTTTTTTCGTGATTTTGCTCACTCAGTATATATCAGGAACCTTAAGAAGGGGTTTGTCGCAAATTTTACAATTGTCCTTGCCTTGCTCCTCCTGAATCTTGGAGAAAAGCTCCGGACCTTGTTTCTGGAGAAGCTGGCGATACGAGTAGTTGTCCTCGAAGGAGATGCCATTCTGCTTCATAACATAGTTGTTGAAAAGTTGGGCGGAAGTGTTTACGGTGAAGCACCGGCCATCAGCCATACCAAGTCGCTGAGACATATTGTTAATATTACATTAGAAATTAATTTGTCTATTGGTTATCGTTCTCATCCAAGATTGGAATCCTTTCTCTCTGAGCTTTTTGATGAATGGTTCACACTTGTATCCCAAGAAGATATCAAATACGTCCGTCTCCTCCGTCGAAGACACTCGAATTTCAGGGTTTTCGTTGATGTGCTGGTTGATGATGTTGTAGGCGAATGCAATTTCCTTTAACGTCTCCGCCCCTGTAATGATAATTTTACCTGTGCTGAAGATACTACATGTGATTTCCTTCATATCATGTGCGGGTTTGAATTTAATTTTGACGGCTGAATATCTATCCGGTTCAAATGACACTTTGAAAATATCATTGTAAGCTTCGAACCAATCAGCCACCTTCATGAGGTTGATGTTGTAGTTGAGGCTGAAGTTGCTGTTGATCATGACCACACGAAATGAATCCACTGGCAAAGTGATCTCCATTTTTAAAAACGTTTTGAAAATGTGTATGAGTTGTGTAATGATACGCTTGCAATCGAATAAGTCACAACAACCCGCCACCTGAATGCTCCCATTCGGAAACACTTTAACAGATTTTGTGCTGTATGAGTCGTGATACGTTAGGGTCACTTGATTGTAGAATGTCGTGGGTTTCAGTTTCCACTCGAATCCATCAGTAGTTGTGCCCACTCGACGCATCTTATAGGAACCGATTCGCTCAAAAATTTCACGAAGTTTTTTTATGTCAATCTCTTGGATAAAGCTCGACACCATAGTGATCGTCGTAATCTTTACCCAAGAGGGTCTGGTCTCATCGGGTAGTTCTTTTCGTATCTCATCAAGAGTGAGGAGATACGAAAAGCTATTATTCGCGATTGAAGAATACATACTTTTCGAGGTGAATGTGATCTCACTTAGGTTTCCTCCAAGTCCGGGTAGTTCACGGAAATGTAAAATTATATGTATCGGTGGTATCGCTTATAGCGGGAGTTTCATGAACGACAGTCGTACCATCCGTAGCGAGAATGACAACCTTAATACCCCGAGCCCTATTTTGACAACAATCGACGCGATTTGTAATTTTAACCTTTTCGATCTCTTGTTCGGAGCCCAAATCGATAGTCAGCTCATCTTTTACATTCACATCTCGACCCCACGTATGCGCAAAATTAGACGTGTTACCATCGACAAGGTTAGCTCCCGGATAACTAGAATTTAATGAGGTTCCGGTGACAGTCTTACCTGCAGCTAAATTTGTAGTGCTACCCTTGGCAAACACTTCGACTTCGGCGAGATTGATGATTTTATGTTTATCATCGTCGTTACCCTCTGCGTTAGCATCATGAGCCACAGTCTGTTCTAAACGCACGTATCGCCCCCTGGGAAGAGTGGGTATCGTAGGTTCTGGTTGATAGTCCTCTTCCTCTTCCTCTTCCTCTTCCTCCTCTTCGACACATGTATCGCCTGTTTTTATATAACCTGAGCTACATGAATGTAAAACGCAATCACCATATTCGTCGATCACATAATACCCATTCTTGTCATCACCTTCACACTCATCACCTTCCTGCGGTCTCGTTAAAATCCATGCTGCACCTCCACCTAATACAGACATCACACACACGAATGAACCCATCATGAGAATAAGAATGATTACAACTTGAACATTCATATAATATGCTTAGAGAGAATATTTTATATAAAGACAAAATGACTTCTTTTCTGAAGTCGGCTAAGTCTGTCTTTGATATAGAATCTGATTTAGCTTATGTGGAGATTGTGTATGATCGATACAAAAAGGGAAAGGGATACGAGACATATACAGATTATATCAATACAGAACCACTCGCGGATTGGACGTATATTGAATCGGAGAAGCATTCTATCCCATACGAAAAATTCCTTGATACTATGGTGAAGAAAAGTTTGGAAGTTCGGCAACGGATCGCCGAACTCGCACTCGAAAATATACTATCATATGACCGCGATGATAGAACCTATATACGCATAGTTCACGCCATGAAAATTTTAGATCCAACGTTCCAACCACCCCGTATAAATATGGAAAGTGCTTGGCAGATGGAAATTATTAAAAAGTTGTGTAAAAAGTATGCCCCTCATGCAATTCAGACCTGCACGAAAAAGTCTCGTCTCGAGTACTTTTTTAACGTCTTGCGTATAATAGAACTAGAGTAAGAATGAGAAGAGCTACGAATATCCAAAAATACGGAATGCTTCTATTTGATACACCGACGACAGGTTTACGGGAACGTGTAAAACCATAGTCGATGTTACGACGCGGGTGCACTTTCTTCTCGATGAGGCACGGTTGGGTCTCATCCTTACAGAGACCGGTAGCGCAGAATACTGACTTGTCTCGTGCCCAAAGGGAACCGCTAGGCTTCACCTCAACAAAATCCTCGAAATTGCCAGTCTGTCGCACACCTCCTGGTAAGGAAAAATCGTGTGTGACAAATGGGTTGACGTCATTAATAGCATCTTCGTCGTTGAGCATAAACTTACTCATCGCTGTTACTACTACTTCAGATTATATTTTTTGTCTGCCATTTTGGATCGATGTTCTTCCCACATCTTATCTAGATCTACGTTTAACATGTGCGCTAGTTGAAAAAGATAACTGAACACATCTCCCATTTCCATCATGACGTCTGTGCCCCGTTCCTTCTTAAGTCCCGTCTTCTTATAGGTTTTCTTGTACTGGCGAATCGCCGACGCGAGTTCCCCGACTTCTTCCGTCAGGAGAAGCCAAACTGTGTCAATAGCTGCACGGTCCCAACCCTTAGATTTACATACTTTTTCGGTCTCCGTTTTGTAATAGTTTAAACTCATAACTTAATAATTCATGGATTGTAATCTTTAATTGATACCAATCTTGTCATTAAAATCCATCTTTTTACCAACTGTGCTAGTGTTCATAGGTTGGTCAAGAGGAACACTTATGGTGTCTATATCACGAATATATGCGAGATATTGGGAAACACCAGTTTGAATTTGTGATATAGCCGTCGCGATCACCCGGGTATTGAGCTCCTTAACCTGTTCATTCACGCGCGCGTAGTGATCACCGGCGTTATTTATGAACACCATTCGCATGATGCCGTAAAGGTCATCCACATTCTGGTAGTCGATGGCGATACCCGTCTTGTTTTTAAAAGTCTGACGAATACCGCGCTGGAGAAGACCGACATTGAATGCCGAAAAAAAGAGGGTGTTCAGTGGGGTCTCACACTGTTTCATCGAATCGAGGTGGAGATTGTCACACATTTAATATAGTCGCCGAAAAAAATTGTGTGACAATAGTAAATGCTGAACTTTGCTGACTTTAACGAAGTATATGCCAGTAAGCCACCGACGTTTGAAAAAATTCCGTGCCAGCCTCCAGCCTGCTTTGTGGGATCCTATGCTCCTGTCGCGAAGGCAGGTGAACCTGGACCCTTTTATGTCAATACCTATCTTCTTCAGCCCAATCGCAAGTTTGAAACGATGGGACCCGTCACCGTGCGGAGTAAGGATCTTAACGAATGCAGGAAGTAAGTTAAAAATAAAATTAGAACTTTAGGTATATGAGGGTTGTTAAACGCTCAGGTCGTGTTGAGGACATGAAATTTGATAACGTCACCAACAGGATTAAGAATTTAACGAATGGGCTTTCTGAAAATTGCGATTCTTCCAAAGTTGCGCAGCAGGTATTCTCATCCATGTATGATATGATCAGTGCTCAAGAAATAGATACACTCTCTGCCGAAATTTGTATTGGAATGATTACATCTGACCCAGATTACGAGATTTTGGCCACTCGTATTGTGGCGAGTAATATTCAAAAAGTGTGTCCCAATAATTTTCACTTAGCTATGAGAAAGCTTCACAAGGCTGGTGTCATCACTGATGAAGTCGTCGAAGTTGCTCAACAGGTGAAGGAGCACATCAAAACGGATAGGGATTTTGATTTTGGGTATTTTGGTCTCAAGACTTTAGAGAAAAGTTATCTTCAGAGGGTCGATGGAAAGCTCATAGAAACACCTCAATATATGTACATGCGTGTCGCTATAGGCATTCACGGTAAAGATATTCCCGCTGTGCTCGAAACGTATGACAAGATGAGTCAGGGTATGTTTATTCACGCTACACCCACTCTCTTCAATGCTGGAACCCCTCGCCCACAGATGTCGTCTTGTTTCCTAATTGCAAACAAAGCTGATAGTATCGACGGAATTTACGGCACTCTAACAGAGTGTGCGCAGATTTCTAAGTGGGCTGGTGGTATCGGTCTCCATGTTCACGACATAAGAGCCAACAAGTCTCGTATTCGGGGTACGAACGGACAATCTGATGGTATTATTCCAATGCTAAGGGTATTTAATGCCACCGCTCGATACGTAAACCAGGCGGGTCGTCGCAAGGGTTCTATTGCGGTCTACCTGGAACCATGGCACGCAGACATCCTAGACTTTTTGGAACTTCGCCTCAACCAAGGTGATGAAGAGGCGCGATGCCGAGATCTTTTCACGGCCATGTGGATTCCTGACCTATTCATGAAGCGGGTCGAAGAAGGTGGGAATTGGTCTCTCTTCTGTCCCGACAGGGCGAAGGGTCTCTCCGACTGCTACGGCGAAGAGTTTGAGAAACTTTATACCAAATACGAAGAAGAAGGTCTCGCCAATGTGACACTTCCAGCCACGGATATTTGGAAAGCTATCCTCAAG